CATCAGACGCTCAAGGACCGGGCGGGTAAACTGCCCGGTAACGTCGGGAGAAATAGACCACTCCGCCCACGCAGCACGTATTTTTTTGGACAGGTCATCGGCCACCAGCCCCGTTTTCAGGATAGGCTGGGGATCAACAACGATGCCCCGCGCGCCGACGATGCGCTCTTCCAGTTTGTCCAACAGGCCGATCACCAGGTCGTGATTATTGTCCAGCAAGCGCGCCTGCTCGCGGATCGAACGTCCGGCGAACTGGGTAAGCTGGTTGGCATTGCGGTTTTCGCGCTTCGCCCGGTGCGTGCGCGTCGGTAATGCCGCCTCGTAGGCGTTTATTGCCACGCGTGAACGCAGGCGGGATGCCTTCCAGCCGGGTGAAAACAGGCCAATTGCGTCATCAATCAGGCTCATCGCGGGAACCTCGCCAGCCGGTACTGCGGTCGCCCGCGCTGTGACGCCAGCAGCGTGCTGAGACGTCGCTCCCAGACGTTTCGCCCCTTCTGGATTTCGCTCAGGTTCTCCATCGTCATGGACTGCCCGTTGAACGTGATGGATTTCCCCTGCAGAACGGCGCGCTCGGCGGTCATATACTGCTGGATCATGTCTTCAATATCGGCCTGATTCATACCCAGCCTCCTGATGTCGATGGCGCCCAGGCAGAAGGTTTATCCTCTGTCCGGGCGCGGGTTGTTTTCGGTTTTGGGTGATTACTGCGGGCTGGCAAGGCTGGCGGTTCTGACTGCGTGCCGGGTGTGGGTGGCGCAATGGGCTGCGCCCACGAAGGCGGTTTTACCCAGTTTATTCGCTCATACCCGCGCAAAATCACCAGAGCATGGGCATAGACCATCAGGTCGAACGCCTCGTTTGCCCCCTTGCCCGGCTTAGTCCACTTGCCGTCAGCGCCCCGTTCTTCGTAGGTCAGTTCGTCATAGAACCACTCCCCCAGCCAGTCAGGAAAGTGGACGTAGTTAGCCCCCGGCGTATCGCGCTGAAGGGCGTTACTGATCCGGTCTTTGAGCATGTTGGTCTGCAGAAGGTAAAGCGGCACGTCACCGCGGGCCTCCGCCCGGCGGTTTGGGCGGTCGGTATTGTCCGGCAGTGACTTGGTGATCAGCTTGCTGCGGGTGGTGCTGTCGCCTTTGAAGAGATAAACGCGCTTGTGCACGCCATCGCGGCGGCATTGGCGCCAGAACTCATAGGCATTGCCGGTGACACCGTCTTCACCGCCGGAGTCGACGGCCATCGCCAGCACGGGCAGAGAAACGTCAGGATTGCTGTTGAGTGGCCACTGTTTATCCAGCACGTCCGTGCGCAGCAAATCCCAGTCTTCCAGATAGCCAGCCGGGTCAATCGGCAGGCTTTCGCCGTTCGGCCCCGTGCGCATCGACTGTTTAATGTTGTATCGGTCAACGACCCAGCGCTCACCGTGGGCGCCATAGCCGATCACCTGCACAACGAACCGCCGGTTGCGTCCGCCCTGTACGTCAACGGTCGCCACCAGAAAACGCACCCCGTCAGGCACGGTGCGCTTGGTCACGGTCGAGGCGCGCGCCATCAGGGTTTCGGATTTGCGCTGCTCAACGCTGGACTGAGGGATATAAGGCAGACCCCAGTCAGTATTGATCACCGCTTTAAGGGTTTCTTCACTGCCGTTCGCCTCGTAGTCCTGCTGAGCGGACAGCAACTTGTAGACCAGCTGCGAAAGCGTTTGGTACGCCGCGGCGGGTCCCTCCATCCAGAATGACGCAATGCGCGATCGTCTGGCCGTTCCCGTGACAGTGCCATGACGGTCAATCTTTTCACCGTCGCGCAGCCAGACACCTTTCTGATTAAGTGCGCGTTTCTGCCCTGCAGTGATTTTTCCCCGGCAATGCGGACACTCTATGAATGCCGCCTCGCTGGCGACCACAGGGTCGGCAATATTCTGATAACCCTGCACTACGTCTTTCGCGGGCTGGAAGTGTTCGCCGCAGTGCGGACAAGGCCAGTACCAGCGTCGGCGATCGCCACGGTTGTATAAAGAAAGAATCCCGGTGGTCGGCGGGGCCTCATGCAGTGAACTGCGGCGCCATTTGGTATCACGAATATCGCGACCCGGTGAGCTCTCCACCAGCGTCATGCCCGAAGACATAAATGTCGTCGTACGTTTTGAGGCCAGCGTAAAAGCGTCCCCCTCACCGTCAATATCTTCGGGGAATCGGTCATAGTCCGTCAGTGCAACGCACTTATAATCGGACGAGGACATAATATTAATGGAGGGCCAGCCGATTTTGAGGTAGTTCCCTGCCCGGAATGTCCTGTCGTATACGTTGTTATCATTACGGCGCGGGCTCAGGCGTTTAGCCACTTCCGGGCTGCTGCGAAAGGTCCGGTCAAGGCGCTTTTTGCTGTGCTCACGCGCCTTCTCTTCCGTCATCTGGATAAGCAACATATCCGAAGGGTCACAGACAACGTTGTAAACAATCCAGCCGTCAATCAGACCGATGGTTTTCCCTGTTCGGGACGGACCGACGAAGATCACGGCGTCGTACTCGCGGGATGCCAGGCAGTTCATGGGGTCGACGACATACGGTGCCAGATTCGGATCCCAGGGAACGGAGTTTCCCGCGCCCATCGGCACGCGCATATATTGGCTGACCGCATCGGCAACCAGCATGCGCCGCGGTGCGCGAAGAATGCCCGGTACATCTCTCCGGATGCCACGCGCTGAAGCCCGCTTTGCCATCAGTCCTCCTCAGACGTGTCCTCCTCCGGTTCTGCATCAGTGACCTTCTGCGCAATCTGGTCACGCAGATCATCAATAATATTTTGTATCCGCATCACGGCGGACGGCGGTAAGGCGCAATCTCGCTCAAGTACGTCCGGCAACGTTTCCAGCACCTGAACCACGGCTTTCGCCATCACTGAAAACTCTCTTGCCACATCTTCTGCATGAATGAGCTGCCCCATGCTTTGTTCAAAGGTCAGACGCTCATTCTCGGCTTTCCAGTGCGCCAGCCGATCGGACGGCGTCATTTCTGACACGTCGCCAGAAACCGTCGGGATCATCAATTCGGTTAACACATCGGTGACGGAAAATAATTTCAGTTTCGCGTTACTGCCCGGTGCGGGATCGACGTTTTTCAGGCGCGCCGCGACCGTCTGCCGATGCACACCGGTGATCCCTGCAAGCTGGTTGATGTTCAGTTTGAGCGAGGCGATTTCTTGGTCCATGATGGTGAGCACTTTTTAAACGATTCGACATCTTTGCAATTTCGCATACTGCAAAATCAATAACCTGCACAGATGATGATGATGACCCTAGATCGCGAAAACTAGCCGTTTTCCGCGAGTCCGCCGCCCCGTGGCAAGGTTCCCTGTCGGGAGTGCCTTTCATTGCTAATCATTTCATTTGCAACTATTTAGGGTTAGCCTTCAGTCGAACTTTTTTTAAAGAAATTTAAATCCATGCCGATTGTATTTCTTTCAAAGGGGATAAATTATGTTTTGTTTGTTTGGTGTAAATCTTGACTTTCAAGTCTTATCTATATTCATCTTGATACCTTTGTTTTTGTGGAGTTATCGAATCAGTCAAAGATATGGGATGTTTACATATGTGAACAAAAGTAAGAAGGATGTTTCACTACACTTAAGGCCCTGCAAAACGCCAAGAAACCCGTCTGGCTGTCCACACATCATGTCTTCTTTCAGGGGTGTGATTCGTGAGCTCAAACATAAGGGTTATGAAAGCGCCACGTTTGAATCCCATCTTATTGATGAGCGAGCAATGCAGATGCTTGAGAAACTCTCAATCAAAGAGAAAGTTGTCCTTTTACCTGCTTTATACAAACGCACACCGCTGATTTTTAGGATTATGATCCCTTTAATTACGCTGATATGTAAGAGAAAGATTATGTCTACGAATAAGATGTCGGCGGTTGTAAGAATTCAGCTCCAACCAGAAAGAGATATGGAAATCTTCCAACGCTGGAAAAAGTAAATCAATTTCAAATTACCCATAACCATAGGCCAGTTGGGCGTAGTGAAGGCAATGCCAATCAGCTAACCCGAATTGCACACAGGCGCATACGGGACACCATCAATAATGACTTTCATAACTCTGCCTTATTAGATACATAAAAAACCGCTCTGGTTAAGGAGCGGTATCAAACATTAACGGCAAATCAAAACTTGAAAGAAATACCTGGTACGAATTTCTGAGTGGTTTTAATTGGTATTTCCTGCTGTGGATAGTTTGTCTCATCAAAAGTGTCTGCAATTT